TATACGCATTGTCCCGCCAGCCATTTTCTACCTGTATTTCTTCCAGCTCTTTAAAACAGGCAAACACTTCCTGAATGGCAGGCGCATACCGTTCGGATTCCTCATTCTTGGTATCTCCCAAACGAAACCTTCTATCCTTGTTATGTTTCTTCTCCACTTCTTCCAGGAACCGGGCGTAATACCCGTATTTCTGCAAGATCCCATACGTAAGCCGGTCATCCTCCGCATACTGGGAATAGGCATCCGCAAGGTAATGACGCAGCTCCTGGAGCAGCTCCTCGTAAGCCTCCTTGATTTCCCCCTCTGCAGCCTTTTCCCGGTGCTCCTCAATGCGCCGCACCTGCACCAGGAGCCTGTCCAAATCGTCATAGCCGTAATCAGCCATTGGTCATCTCCTTTTTGGCATCCTTCCCCTTTTTGGCTCCTGGCCTGCCTTCCCCGTCTTCCTGCCCATCCTGTAAAAGCCCCTCCGTGCCGGCATCAGCATCCAAATCCTGTCCATCCTCCAGCTCCGGGATATCATCCTGCTCATCTTCAATCAAACGCATGACCTCATCCACATCGTCCACAAACGACAGCGACTTAAAGGCAACCTTCTTCGGGAGCCCTGCGGCAATCAGCGCCTGCACCGCCTGGGCTTCGCTTAGGTAATCCACCGGGAAGTTCCGGTTGAACTTTACGCTGCATTGGAGGGGGTCAAAGGCGATCTTCTTCTTTGCGAAGCTGCTGGCCAGCAGCCCAAACATATACGTCGCCGCGCTGGCCTGCTTGGCTTCAAATGTGCCCGTCTTCGTCTCAAGCCCCATCATCTTAATCCGCAGCGCAATCCCGGAAACCGCATTGAACTCCGGATCGTTTAAATTCGGGGTTTTCGACAACCGGTAAATGTTATCCTCTGCCCGATCCAGGTGGCTGTTTACGAATGTCCCATCGATGTTCTTAGTCAGGTATGCCACGTCATAAGGGCTTTCGCCGTCATCTGGCTCTATGCCAATCACGCCGGTTGCATTGGCTGTCTTCATCGTCTCGCCGTTCACGCGGCAGTTCTTAAACACCATGTAGGCATTGGCAAACCCTTCAATGTCATTGCTGTTGTCGCTGTAATTGCCGTCGTAGTCATCCATCAGCGCCAGGACTTTCTCCGCATCCCCCATCAGCTCCCGGTTATTGGGTATGCCCTGGAGTGGGCAGGAACCAAACAGGTGGGGCTTCCTTTCCAGAAATGCCAAGGAATCCAGCTGGCCCCCATAGTAATAAACATCGTGCTCGTCGTAAAACTCAGCCTTATAAGAAATGGTGTCATCCAGATCCAAGTACTCATAATACCGCACCCCGTATGCCGGTTCGGTCATCTCCTGCTCGGAAAGGATGATGGTCTCATAAGGCGGCGTCACCATTACCCGCTCATTCCCCTTCGGGTCAATATAAAAGAGACGCCCCGCATAGCCGCATATCGCTGCAAACTTGGTCGTCTCCATGTCAATGTCATACAGGTTGTTCCGTTTCACAAAGTCATTCAATGCCTTCGATGCCTCCTCGACAGCCTCCTCGCCGCCGGTCTCCTCCTCAGACTGCCAGTCATCGCCGTAAGTGTAATTAGCAGGCTTCCCCGCGAAGAACCCCACCTTTATGTCCACTATCTCCGAGAAGAAGTCATTGTTTACCCGGTTATTGATTTCGCTCTCAGTTTCGTAAACTTCCATGCCGCCATCCGGATTAGCTGCCGCCGTGTCCTTGAACCTGGGGATCCGGTTAAAGATCGGCACGTCCTCAGTTTCCGTCCGGTATCGCCCATACAGGGACTTCATATGCTGGGCACAGCCCTGATGCCGCCGGATGATCCGCTGCAGGATCTCCACGGTGATCCCTTCCTTCCGGATCGCATCCATCTCGGCGGCATAGTTCGGGTAATCCATCGTTTTCAGCCTCCCAGCTGCCTTATCCGCGCTTCCTGCCATTTTTCCTTCCTTTCCCGCCTTGGTAATAGCCGACAATCTTTTTATCAAAAAACGGCCTGCCGCCCTGGGGGAACGTTAACCCGCACAGGACACAGACCTTAACATCATTTACTTGTTTATAATTATGTGTGCACATAATCCTCCCTTACAGGCGCGGCCTTAACGCGCCGCCTTTCAAGTCTTCCACCTCATAGTCATCCAGCGCGTACCAAATGGCGCTGAGGGTATGCGGGTCGATGTTGAACTCATCTTCCAGGAGGTTCCCGTCCTTGTCTTCCGCAAAGGTCAGCTCCTGCAGCTCGCCGATGGTATTGGGGCAGCTGTCTAAGCAGATGATCTTCCTGAACCGCTTTACCTTCTTCGTATACGCCGCCCGGGAGCCCTTAAACTTCCGGCAAGCCCGCATCCGGAATCCCTGCTTCCGGAAATACCGGATTGTCTTCGGCTCCGCACAGTCCGCCTTAATCAGTTCCTGCGTGGCCTTAAATTCGCTGATGTCTTCCTCGATCTCCGTGTCGTCCTTATCCCTGGAATAGTACTCCCAAATGATGTACAAGATTTTCTCGTCCGTATCCACCACCAAGCGGAGGAGGGCATTATAAGATTCCACGAAGCCGAAATCCATGCCGTTTGCCTTCATGGGATGGCGGATCTTCCTGACCGCCTTTATCCCCTCCGCATAGGGCACAACTTCAAACTGAGGGAACACCAGCTTGCCATTCACGCCGAACCTGCCCTTCCTGGCTACCCGGTATAAATCTGGATCGTGTTTTTCCAGATCATCTAACTGGTCGATGTAATCCTGTGGCACAAAGTAATTATCGTCCACGGTGCTGTGGTGGTAATACGTATTGCCGATTACCAGGATCCGCTTTGCATATAAAAGCTCATCGTCCAGGACTTCCAGGCCATTTGATTTGTCCCGGAAGAAATGCTTATAGCACCAGTTGCTCTTGCTTACCGGGTTTGTGGACAGGATGATATGGTTGCTCAATGCAGGATGGCGGAGGCGGCCAAGGATTTCCTTAAAGCCTGCGTATTTCACCTCGGAGCACTCCTCAATCCAGACGATGGACACACCATTTAGGGATTTCAGCTTTGCCGGCTTATCCATGCCCTTAAAGATAATCTGGCTGCCGTTTTTAAACCGTACCTGCATCGGGGATGTGGTGAAAGTTACATAATCATCAACTTCCATGGCTGCCGCAACCTCCATCAGAAGGTCAAAGCAGGAATCCCGGATGGTGTCGAATACTTCCCGGACAACCAGCGCCTTCCTCTTCTCCTGGAGCAGCTTCTTGATCAATTTAACCGCCACATGGTAGCTTTTGGAGCTGCCATACCCGCCAACCAAAAGGTATATCTTATGCGCCCAGTCATCGACAAAATCATAAAAGTGGCCGTTCAGGGCAAAGGAAACATTCCTCACATCATCCATGCTTCCCGCCTGCCTTCACAAATGTGATGTTGATTGGGGTTTCCTTGCCTGCATCCATCTTGGCATTGAGCACGGCAATCCTGGCCTTCTGCTCTTCCGTGGCAAGCTCCCAGTTCTTATTCAGCAGCTCATCATACTGCTTTACCAGGCTGCGAAGCTCTGCCTGGGCCCTTGCCTGAGCCTTGAGGAAGCTCCCCTGCTTATCCCAGGCCTGCTGGACTTCCCAGCGCTCCCCGATGACATTCCCCTCTTTTTCCTCCACCTTTTCTATGGTCTTGTCTGTGCTGTCTTTCACATACATGATCTGCTGCGCCCGGATAATCGCGGCATAGGCTATCTGGATCTGATCCCAGAGGATGTCTAACGGGTCGGAGGGCATCTCCTCAATAATTGAAACGGTTTCTTCCGGAAGGTACTTCGAGAAGAAACCATGTTTTTCCGCTTTCTTATTCCCCGGCGGCCCGCCGGAGCTGTTCTTGTTCCCCGGCTGTGCGCCTTGTTTCCTCTTTTCCGAACGCTCGCTATTTTTATCCGAACGTTCGCTTTCCCACTTATGGGTGGACTTCCAGCGGCGAACCGTCCCTTCTGGCAGTTCCAGGGCTTTCGCAATGTCAATGAGTTTCACGCCTTTCAGGTACATGGCCTTTGCCTCTTCTATCCTTGGATCCGGCGCCCTGGCCATGGGGGATCGCCTCCTTTCGTCGGTTTTGGGGACGAAGAAAAGGAGACAGACAGTGCTGTCTCCTTTTCATAAAATAATTTTCGCTAAACGTGGTCATTACAAATTATCAATAACAACCTCAATATCTGTTAACTGTTCAATAAATTCTAACAAAGCATTAAACAATTCCTTAGTAACATTTCCTATCACATAAAAGTCTGTCTTTGAACTATCAAAATAGTAAAGTTGTTCCGCTTTTATGTAACCAGCTTTTCCATGTCCATTTCGAATGTTCTCCTCACTTGCCGAATATTCAAAATTTCCAGGGTAGCCAAGCTTCTTTTTTCGCTGTTCTTCTGAATGGAATGATGACATTACATTACAGACCAAGTCATAATCCAGCCCTTGTATTTTCCCCTGGTCAGTGCTTAGCACTACGAAGGAATGCCTGCTTAATGTTACTCCTTGGCTTACAAAATTTTTTACTACTATGATATCCCCTACTTTACACATCAGTTGCATACTCCCCGTTTTTTTCCTCAGCAGCTATGACCCTTTCTCTCCCTTGTAACACGTCTTCTCCCCACGCAATTGGGACAATTTCCTTTAGCGCATCTTTGGAAGATACAATTTTAATATTTTTTTTACTTAGAGAGTGCAGATCAAGTGCAGCATAAGACATTACACTGTTACCCATAGCATCATCTCCTTGCTCCTTTGTGCTGTACATTTTCTTTTTTGTTTCCTCTTTGCTACTGTTTGACATTATTATACCACCTAATTTTCGTATTTTCTATATATTTTTCTTTATATTACAATAAATTTATTAAAAAAAAGGTCAAAACCTGAAATAAAAGCTCTAAAAAAATCGACACAAAAAGACACCCACCGCAAAGATGGATGCCTTAAAGGAGTAATTACATATGCCTGCATGATGGCCGAAACCGGATTCAGGAGGCTGCCAACGCCTGCAGCCGATGGAGGAAGCTGCCTTTGCACTGCTTCCAGCCTACACTATAGCATATTGCAAGCGAACATTTCGAACATTTCTCAAATTTTTTCAAAAAACCGGTTGTTCCGCATCCGGCAGCTGTCCTCCGTGTACGGGATCTTCTTCTTGGGGAACATACGGTTCATGGCCTCGGCAACCTTTACCCACGGCTGGCCATCGATGTAATACAGCCTGAACATGATCCTTAAGTCTGCCTTGTCGATGCTTTCTATGTACTCTTCTACCTGGCAGGTCAGTTCCAAAAGTTCCGCCTCTTTTAGCTCCAGAAGCTCCTTGTACCTTTCCCGTATGCCCTGCTTGCGGTAAAACTCCGGCTCCGGGATGCCCGTGACCTTGATGGGGCCAGTTGTCCCGTCCCTCCTAGTTCCCCTCACGATGTCAGACACTATGGGGGGATGCTCCAGGAACCTGTCCAATTTCTGGATCCTTTTCCGCAAATCCTTGATTTCTTCCTTCATCTCGCAATACTGGACTAAAATTTCCTTGTCCATTGGGATCTTCCTCCCTCAACCTAGTCATTTCACCCTCGGCTTATATTCCCTCTCGCCAAATAGATACTCCTCTTCCTTCCTCTGCCGCCCTAAAAGCTGCTTCATCTGGTTCAATGTGCGCCGGTTCCCCTGATCCTCGAAGAACCGCACCACCTGCCCATAGAGCTTTGCCTCGTCCTTGTTCTCCCTGCGGATCCTGCGGCTCTCCCGAAGCTTTCCTGCCGACCGGTTGCAATCTGCCTTGCTGGGCGCAAGCTCGATTTCGTGGAGGAGATCCTGGAGGCGCTTGTCCTCCTGGGACACGTTCCCGCAGGCTAAGGCGTACCGGCTTTCACATTGAGTGACGAAATCTAAGAATAATTCCAGGTGGGCTGCTGGGGTTAATTCTTTTGCCATGGTTATCATTACCTCGTCACTATGTCAAGTGTGAGCTGCTCGTATTCCGGCGCTTTCACAAAATCATTTGGCAATTGTATCCCATACTGTTCCGACACCATTTTAAAAGCCTCTGCAATTTTATATGGAGCTATCCGCTCTTTTTCCATTCTCCTCCCCATCTCTTTTAAATAATTTGCAACTTCTCCAGGATGCTCGGTAAGTGGAATCTGCCTTATCTGATTCTCCATCTCTTGAAACCGCTTTACATACCGGGCTGTAAACAATACTCCTTTTTCTCCGGTTGACTTATTGGCTAGGAAATCACAGCCCAAGCGGGTTACTTCATAACACGGCCTTTCTTCCCCTTTTGCATCCAGATAAGAAGATTTGTAAAAGAAATCAACCACGGACATTTGTCCTTCGTTAAGGATCTGGATATATCCCTTCCTGTCTTTCCGGCCTTCAATCTTCTTCAGCAAATCACTGTGTGACACTTCCATCATCTCTGCTACTTCTAAAGTGGTAATTGTCGTTTTCCTCAAATCATTCACGTTTTATGCAACCTCCTTCTTCTCATCCCTGATGATTTCAAACAGGGCATCGCTAATTTCTTTCATTTCCCCTTCCAGCTCCCTGGCCAAGCCAAGCAGTATATGGAGCGCACCTTCAAAATTGCTCGCATCGTTCGGCCCCTCAATGATGGCGTCACTTACGGCTAATGCAAGGCTATTTAAAGCCCATGCCTTGGTTTGCAGTTCCTCTTGCTTGAATGCGATTTCTTTTACTGTCATAGTGGTATCCTCCTGTATACGTGCGATATGCACGCTGTTTTTTGTTATATAATAGCGTACAATATGCACGTAGTCAAGTGTTTTTTCAGGAGGATTTTTATGTTTAATAAACGGCTTCGCCAAATGCGCATGAAACGCAACCTTACCCAACAAGCAATGGCTGACTTCATCCATGTTGCTTTACGCTCTTATCAGTGCTATGAAACAGGAACCCGAACCCCATCATATGCTTTACTAGTGCAAATAGCGGATGTTCTAAATGTCCCTACTGACTATCTCCTTGGGCGGGACGAGTTTCTGAAATCTCTCGGAGTATCCGTTGATGAATACCAGTAATATCTTCCAGAGTATCCCAAATAACAAAATCTCCTGTCCGGCTCCCAGACTCAATATTCTGGTAATACCTCAAACTGATTTCTAGCCTGTCAGCCATCTGCTGCTGCGTCATGCCCGCTTTCTTGCGGGCTTCTTTTAATTTCTGCCTCATAAGCGTATCCTTTCAAACCCTGCACCGATTTTCGTGGGATCCCCCTCAAAGTTCCAGCACTGGATTTCATGGCAGACTGCGCCGCATTTCACACATTGGCTTAATTCCGACCAGATTAAGTCAATATGGCGCTCCCCGTCCGCATGACTTGATTCCATGGGGTGCTCGGATATCGGCCTTATGTAGACGCTCCCGCACTGCCCACAGGTCATTATCCGGCACATCCCCCTGCCAAACCGGACGAACTTATACGCCACAGCCAGACGCTCAATCAGCCTGTTCTTCCTCATCTTTGCTCCCTCCTGCAGCAGCCTGCATTGCCTCCTTCCGCGTCCTGAACAGGCTTGCCCCTATCTCTGTGACAGGTGCGCTTGCTTCCCCTATCCGCCCGGTAAGCTGGATATACCATGCGCCATCCTTGTAGCCGCCATCCTCATATTCTTCCTGGTCTTCCCCCATCATGCGCCCGATGCGGTATCCCATGACCGTCTGGGGGAACATCGGGAAATTTTTATCGTAAACATAACCGCCTATTGGTATCGGCATTTTAAATAACTCGTTTCCATACATTGCCATCCACCCCCTTAATCATCCCCATCGCATTCTACAACCCAAAAATGATAGCTGCACTCACCGTACCTTGCGGTTCCGTCACCATAAAATTCCGTGGCTTCCCCGCCGCTTGAAGGCACTACCCTTGCTTCCTCTAACCCATCCCACACTTCAGCCGCCGGTTCCTTCCGGAAGAACATACACCCTTCCAGCATCCCGGCCAATGTATCCAGCGTATGGTCCTCCACCCATTCTCGCCCTCAATCCCGGGGACCATGACCATGATCTCCCTTCCCTTGCCGGCCAGCCTTAAGGCCTCCTCCATGCCAATCTGCTTCACATACATTGCTTCCCGCTCCTTTCCCTCATCTGCATGGCTATCTCCGCATAATCCACGCTCATCCCGTTGTCCAAAACCGCGATATGGGGGTATTTGTGCGCCACCCTGGCATGCTCCCATATGCCCCAGGAGAAATCCTCCCGGCTGTTCTTCTTCCGGGGGTTTAACACCCTGATCAGCGTCCCTATGGGCACTTGCCTTGCCTCCGAAAGCTCCCCTTCCCGGATGGGGTTCCGGTATTCCCCGTCCGCCCTCCATCCCTGGGGCTTCCTGCTCTTAAGCGTGGCGATGCGGCTCTTGCTGCACCCGTAGACCTCCGCGATCTGCCCCACCGTAAGCCCCTTATCTATCAGCGCATCAACGCTGCCCCGTGTTGGCTTATCCATTGCATCCGCCTCCCATGCGCTCCTTAAGCTTTTGTGCGGCCAGGGCATCATAGTCCGTGCCGCTTTGGTCAAAATTGTGGAACCGGTTGGGCTTCCTGCCCCCTGCCTGGGGATCCCGCCCGCCGTCCCCCTTAAGCGGCCAGACATCCCTCCACCGGTTTCGGGCGGACTGGTCCAGTATGGCCGCCTTCACGGCGGGAGCCCCGGGGGCCAGCTCCTCAAGCCGTTTCAGGAGGGCCTCAAGCCCTGGCCCGGACATTGGCTTCCCGATGGCTTCCAGGTGGGCGAGATACCTCCCCAATGCCTCCTGGAAGGCATCGCCGCCCGCATTTTGGCCGCACTTTTCCAGTATATCGTCAGATATACTCTTTTCTGTCTTAGTTTTTTGTTTTAGTTTATTTATGCCTGCACTTTGTACCGCACTTTGTACTGTAGTTTGTACTTCCTTTGTACTGGCGTTTGTACCTTCCTTTGTACTGTATTTTGTTGGGTACAAAATACGGTACTTCGTGCACTCCCCCCGCTTCTTGGAGGGGACAAAATCGATCAGGCCAAGCTGCTTGAGCTCCGACCTTGCGTTAATGAACGCTTTCTCGCTGATGTGCATCATGCTGCTGATGCTCACGTTGGTCCTAGAGAACCAGTCCGACCAACTAGATTTGTTGTTTATCATCAATAGGGTATGGTAAAGCAACTGTCCGTTATTGGAAACCTGGCTGCACTGTACTCTTTCGTAGAAGGCATTCAGCAGTTCAAGGTAATTCATGCAGGCCACCACCTGCCTTTCTGCCCAGGGCCATCCATGGGTCCCGGGCATCCATCCGCCTGCAGCATATCCTGCCTGGCAGGCTATGAGATTACGGTATACCGGGGGAGGCCCTTGAGGCCATCCTGCAGGTATGCCTTGATGCCTGCCATGGCTTCATTCCTCCATGCCCCGCCGTCCGCTTCGAATATTGCGCATTCCACGCCGCTTGCCTGGCGCATCCGGAAGACAAACGCGCTCCCTGGCTGCCTTACCTCGGTGAACGTCCTGAAGGGCGCAAGCCTCACGGGGTTTGGGACGATGGCGTCCCCCACCGTGGATATGCCGGTCTTGACCTTGGCCTTCTGCGTCACCCCGTCGTCCCCGTATTCCGCTATGGACTCATTCCTCACTGTCCCGGCAAACTTGAGGAGCAGCTCCCGGTCATCCCCCGGCAGGAACTTTGCCTGCAGGGCGATGATGAAGCTTTCCTGGTCCATGTAGCGCCCATATGGGAATTCCGGGACGGAGGCGGACACCTCCGCCAGGCATTCCCGCTTCCTGTCCATGTCCAGCATGGAAAGCACCCGCACGGACACCGGGGACGCCACCTGCACCAGCATCTTCTCCGCCATGCCGTCAACGCCCGCCTTCAAGTAGTCCAAGAGGCTTGTCAGGGTGCTCATTTCAATGGGCTGCGACTTTGGGTTCCAACTTACCCGGCTGAGCCTCCTGTCCGACCAGACAGAGCCGTTTTTTTCCACCAGTTCCGGCCGGCTGAGGCCTACGATATACTCCAGTGCTTCTTTTATCATCTTTTTTATCCTCCTATGCTTCTTTTACCCGGAATTCCGTTACTTTGTCAGCCGCACACGGCTCCGGTTC